ACACCATTGCTGTAATATTTCATTGTCCCTCCTTTTTAGTTATTTGCTTTGCGGTCGCCCAAGCCTGAAGCCAGGAGCTTCGGGGTGTTTCTTAATTTCGGCGCCAAGATAGCATGGCTAAAAAAGCCTGTCAAGAATTATTTTCGTTCTTAAGAAAATATTTCTTGACAGGAGTTATAATTCGCTTATAATGACAGCCGCGATGAAGATAAATACCAAAAAAATGGAAAAAGAACGAAAGGCGACGGGGCTGGGCAAGATGGCCTTTTCGCGAAAGTGCGGGATGACAGCTTCGACTTACGGCAAGATTTTGCAAAGTAAATCAACTACTTTGAAAACGCTTACAACGATTGCCGACCTGTTAAACGTTGACCCGAAAGATTTGCTGATATGAATATTGGAGGTAGTTATGCAGAATAAAACAAACGGATACCAATATTTTTTGAAAAAGAAAGACATCGTTGACAAACAATCAGGATTTGAGCCTGAAAATATTAATACTCAATTATATGACTTCCAGTCTGCTATTGTTCGATGGGCATGTAAACGTGGGAGGGCGGCGATATTCGCGGACTGCGGTCTAGGGAAAACTCCCATGCAATTGGAATGGGCACGGCAGGTTCATTTGCATACAAAACAGCCGATTTTAATTCTCGCTCCCCTAGCTGTGTCAAGGCAGACTAGGCGTGAAGGTGAAAAGTTTAATATCAAGGTTAATATATGCGAATCTCAAGATGATGTCGTTAATGGAATTAACATAACAAACTACGAGAAACTCCATAAGTTTGACGCTGGTTCATTTATAGGTGTTGTGCTTGATGAATCATCAATATTAAAATCATATACAGGAAAATTCAGAAATTACATTATAGAATCATTTCAGAAAACACCATATAAACTCGCTTGCACCGCTACCCCAGCTCCGAATGACTTTATGGAACTTGGGAATCATTCCGAATTTTTAAATGTTTTATCACGGGCAGAAATGCTTTCCTTGTTTTTCATCAACGATACATCTAACGTCGGGACGTGGCGATTAAAGGGGCACGGTGAGGATAAGTTTTGGAAATGGTTATGCTCATGGGCGGTTATGCTGTCAAAACCATCTGAGTTAGGTTTTAATGATAATGGTTTTATCCTTCCAGAATTAAATATCATCGAACACATTATTGTATTTGGCAAACCACTTGAGGGATGTCTTTTCCCTCAAAAAGCAGAAACATTGCAGGAACGAAGGCAAGCTCGCCGAGAGTCAATAAATGAAAAGATCGGAATGATTAAACAGATTATTACCGATGATGAATCATGGTTGGTCTGGTGTGATCTTAACAATGAAAGTGAATCAATTTCAAAAGCTATTAACGCTACGGAAATCACCGGCGCTCAGGACAATGAATTAAAAGAAAAATACTTACTTGGATTTGCAACTGGTGACTATCAAATGATCGTTAGTAAACCAAAGATTGCCGGTTTTGGTCTTAACTTTCAGCATTGCCACAATGTAATCTTTGCAGGTCTGTCAGATAGCTACGAGGCATTTTATCAGGCGATCAGGCGCTGTTGGCGGTTCGGCCAGAAGTCCCAAGTAAACTGCCATATCATAACCACTGATATTGAAGGGAATGTTGTTGAAAATATAAAACGAAAAGAAGCAGATGCATTAAGAATGAGAAAGGAAATGTTTGAACATATGCAAGACATAACTAAATCGGAGTTACACGAAAAGTCAGTATCAAGTTTTGACTATAAGACGGACGTTTATAAAAATCATCGGTATGAGCTTCATCTGGGTGATAATATTGATCTAATTAAAGAATTGAAAGACGATTCAATAGGATTTTCGATATTCTCGCCGCCTTTCGCCAGCTTATACACCTATACGAATTCAATCAGGGACATGGGTAATTGCCGGAATAAAGAAGACTTTTTGAACCACTTTAAATTCCTCGTCACTGAATTACATCGGGTTATGATGCCTGGACGTTTAGTGGCTATCCACTGCATGAATTTACTCATGACCATAACACGTGACGGAATAATTGGAATGCACGATTTCAGGGGGGATATTATTCGATTGTTTCAGTCTGAAAACTTCATATTTCATTCTGAAATTTGCATATGGAAAGATCCGCTTATACAAGCAGTAAGAACGAAAGTATTATCATTGGCTCATAAACAAATATGCAAAGACTCAAGCCGCTGCGGGCAGGGTATCCCTGATTATATCGTTGTAATGCGTAAACAAGGAGAAAATCCAATACCTATTGAGCATAAGCATGGATTAACTGAATATATCGGAGAACGTGAGTTTATTAACACAAACTACAACAAAGACCAAAGGAAAAACAAATTAAGCCATGAGATATGGCAACGGTATGCATCTCCGGTATGGTTCGACATTCGGCAAACAAGAGTTTTATCAACCGATATTGCGAGAGATGAAAAAGATGAGAAACATGTATGCCCACTCCAGATGGACACTGTAGAAAGATGTCTTGAATTATGGTCTGCACCTGGCGATATAGTATTAGACCCTTTTTCTGGTATAGGAACAGTCCCATATTGTGCAACTGCTATGGGTAGGTATGGTATTGGTTTTGAATTAAAGGAAAGTTACTGGAAACAATCAATTAAAAATCTTGAATATTTAGAATCAAAAGAGAAACAGGGAGAATTATTGTCATTATGCAGTTAAAAAAACATTCATTAATAGAAAGCATTACTAATGTAATCGTTGGATACGGAGTTGCATTATTATCTCAAATAATAATTTTCCCGATATTTGGGATAAAAGTAACTATCCGTGATAATGTTTTAATCGGGTTGTTTTTTACTGTTGTATCAATAATCAGGTCGTATGCGTTACGCCGTATTTTTAATAAATTAACTGACAAGGACATCACATGATTAAAAACTATCTTCGCGGATTCACCCGTCTGGCCGTTGTCGCCGGCATCTTGCTGGCGGCATGGACGTTTGTTTTTTTAGCCGTCTATGGGGGAGTGAGGCTGGCAGAAAGGTTCGGGATTTGCTGAAAGAAAAGGACATAACGCACCAAATCAGAAGCGTCCTCAAAACCTTCGGCATATTCCACTATAAAAACCACGGCGGTCTAGGATCAGCGCCGGGGCTGCCGGATATTACGGGATGCTTAAAGGACGGGCGGGGCTTTTGGATCGAAGTCAAGACAGACAAAGGCCGGCTCTCCCCACACCAGGAGCGCTTCATCCAAAACATCAACGACGCGGGCGGGCTGGCATTTGTTGCCCGTTCGGTCGATGAAGTTATTGAGAAACTCGATCTTAAAAAGAGGATGTTGTTTTGATATTCGCACCACTTACAATCAAACCCTGCCGTGACTGCGGCAAGCCGATGGAATGCACACCCAAGCGGGAAGTCTGTTCTGTCTGCCGGCGGGAGCGAGAGAATAATTATAAAAAAATGAAAAGTAAAAAAATGCTTGAAGACAGGATAATGTTTTGAAATTGTTAACACAGCGGCTACCGCGTCGAACGGGAAAAGGGTGAAATGCTCCACCCCTGCCGCTATTAACTTGAGCAAGCTCTAAGCGGGAATGAGCATAGGAGCAATGTAATGAGCAAAGACCCAGCATTTTTGTTTTATCCCAACGACTATTTAGGCGGAACGATGGGAATGACGTTTGAGCAAAAGGGCGCATATATTGACCTTTTAATTTACCAATTTAACAACCATCAATTCACAGAAGCAAGTGCTAAGCAAGTGCTAAGCACATGCTTTGCAAGTGTATGGGAAGTGCTGCAAAATAAGTTCAAAAAAGACGGTGAATTTTACTATAATGAGCGTCTTAGGGAAGAAATTACCAAGCGGAGAGAGTTTTCAGAATCAAGAAGAATCAATGCTTTACATGATAAAAAGCCACGAGAAAGCAAGTCCAAAGCATATGCTAAGCATATGGGAGATGAAAATGAAAATGAAAATAGAGATATAAATGAAGATAAAATTGAAACAAAGAAAGATCAAATCTATCCTGATTGGATACCAAAAAACACATTCATCGAATACCAAAACGCACGCAAGAAAAAAATAAAGGCGCAATCTCTTAATCGTTTTTTCAGTTCACTTAAAAAAATATGCGACGAAACGAGGGCGTCGCCTGAAGATATTTTAAATCAATCAATCGTAAATGGCTGGGAGGGAATTTTCCCACTAAAAAACGGAGGTAATGGCAATGGTGGAAACGGATCAGGTTATACAGGAGGCGCAGGAAAGATTGTTGAAAAAGCGGGAAGAGCTAAAAGCGACGGAGAGCCATACCCCGTTGATTACGAGTTTTCGTGATTTCATTCCAAGTTGCATACATGGAGTAAAAAGAGACGAGTCTTTTGACTGCCAGGAATGTAAGAAAAGGAAGCAAGAACGAGATGATTCAGAGAAACACTATGATTGGTTAAAAAAAGAAAGAGAGGAAGAGGAAGCAAAAATAGCAGAATTAAAGAAAAAACACGAAGAACAACCACAGGAATATATGAGCTTCATACCAAAGAAGTTCAGGGAAAAATCATTTGATACATTCCAGGGGTCTATAGAAATAAAAAACGTTCTGCAAAAATATAGCGATGGTTTCATTTGTGATATTAGATACATCGATTCAAGGCCGATTATGAGCGAAGGATTGCTTCAATATCCCGGAAGCGTTTTATTGATTGGAAAAACTGGATGCGGGAAAACACACATGGCCGTTTCTATAGCCAGGGAATTAGTAAAAAGGTCACTTCCTATCCGCTGCCTATTTATAACGGCGCCTGAGCTACTTCTTGAAATACGATCTAAGTTCAACAACAACAGTTCATCGGCAGACGCATGGGATCATGATTACTGTAAAACAGAAGAAGATGTTATTGATAAATATTCAAATTGTGGATTGTTAATTCTTGATGATTTGGGCGCAGAAAAATCAACAGACTTTGCAATCCAAAGCCTTTATTTGATTATAGATCGGCGCAATAGAGAATTAAGGCCCACCATTGTTACAACAAACCTCAGCCTCGAAGAAATAGAAGAAAAAATAGACGCACGAATGGCGTCAAGATTGGCAGATATGAAGGTTATCAAGATCAACATGCCGGATTACCGGAAGAAAAGGGGATAGTATGCCGGACACAGTGAAAGAAGGAACGTACGAAGGAAAGCCGACGATTAGCATCTTGACGGGTGTCGCGAGGGACGGGCGCGAGTTTTGGATGACAATGGGCCTGGCCAAAGCCAAAGCCATTGATGAAAACATCGACCGAATCCGGATGTTCATCGACAAGCACGAAAAGGGGAAGTCATGACACAGGAAGAGAACGCCGCGATCCTGCTGCTGTCCGAGGCCCTCAACAAATGAGGGGATCACGCCCGCCAGGTTGAGCGGGCGCTCATGGATCTGCACAAGCTAAATGACGATCTACGGAAGAAAGTTGAAAAGAAGGACGCCGGGGATTTATCGAACGTGAACGCTTAGGAGGGGAGCGGACAAACACAAATGCCGAATAAAACCCTGCGCGACATTGCGATTGAAATAGGGATCAACGTCAACACGCTGAAGTCGCGGATTTATCGCGCTGAAATGGCGGGGAGGCCGAAGGCGCGGAGGGATCATGAAAGCAAGCGCCGTTCGCCGCTATTGAAGCGCAACGGGGATATAAGTCTTGGTGATCATTGCCCCAAGTGCGGGGGGCCGGTGGAGCATNNCTGACATCGGAGAGTATGAGTTTTTACGACGCGGTGAACTGCCGGCGGGTGGATATTAAGACGGCGCTGGTGATGATGAGGCTAAACAGTTCTTGACAACATTTTTTGGGATGGGATGATGGAAGCATGGCGAAGATGGGACGACCGAAAAAAAAACGAATACCAAAAAAGCATCCGGGAGGCAGGCCGGAAAAATACAGGCCGGAACTTTGCGAATTGGCGGGCCGTGGCTGTATGCTTGGTGATACGAATGATGTCCTTGCTACACGCTTTGGTGTAAACGTCGCCACAATTAAGCGATGGATGAACAAATACCCAGAGTTTTGCGCCGCCATAAAAAAGGGCCGCGAGGAAGCCGATCAAAATGTTGCAATAAGCCTTTATAAACGGGCGATTGGATACAGCCACCCGTCAGAGGAATTGTTTTGCTATCAAGGTGAAGTGACGCGGGTTCCGACAACAAAACAATACGCGCCCGACACGGCGGCGGCGATTATATGGCTTGGAAACCGCCGCCCGGACTTGTGGAGGGCGAAACCGGAACCGGGCGATGGAGCGCCAGATAATCCGACGCCAGTCCGTGTTGTGGTGCAAGTTGAAGATGCGAGTAGGGTTTAAAAATGCAGATCACTGTAAAAGCTAATAATCCACAGGGGCGCTTTCTCCCGTTGCCGCACAAGTTCAGGGCGTTTGTGGGCGGGTTTGGTTCATCAAAGACCTATACCGGATGTATGGCGATGTCGAAAAACTACTGGGAATACCCAAAAGTAAACCAAGGTTATTTCGCGCCGACATACCCGCAAATCCGGGATATTTTTTACCCGACCATTGACGAGGTGGCGTTTTCTTTCGGGCTGAAGGTTGAAGTCAAACAGGGCGTGCATGAAGTCGCTTTCTTTTCTGGGCGTCAATACCGGGGGACAACGATTTGCCGGTCAATGGACAAGCCGGGAAACATCATCGGCTTTAAAATCGGAAACGCACTGATTGATGAACTCGACACGCTGCCGACAAACAAAGCGGAAGAGGCATGGAATAAGATCATCGCCCGTCTGCGTTACAATATACCGGGGGTGAAGAACGGCATTGACGTTGCAACCACGCCCGAAGGTTTCCGTTTTTGTCATAAGAAATTCGTTCAGGCATTACAGGACAACCCGGAGTTGACAAAAACTCACGCGCTGGTTCAGGCCTCCACTTATGAGAACGCAAAACATTTGCCCGCCGATTATATCCCTTCACTGCTTGAAGCCTACCCGAAAGAGCTGATTGAAGCCTATTTGATGGGGCGGTTTGTCAACCTGACAAGCGGAACGGTGTTTTATGCGTACAACCGGAACGCTCACAACTCCACAGAGACAATTCAGGACGGCGAACCCTTGATGATCGGCCAGGATTTCAACGTGGGTAAAATGGCCTCCGCCGTTATCGTTCAGCGGGCGAACGGTTATCATGCCGTTGCGGAGCTGAAGGACGTATTTGACACACCGGCGCTGATTAAGATCGTGAAGGAACGCTGGCAAGAAAAGGCGCACCGGATCATCGTTTACCCAGATGCAAGCGGCGGGAGCCGAAAGACCGTTGACGCCTCGAAGTCCGACATTTCGCTGCTTACGCAGGCGGGCTTCACAGTGCGGGCGAATCCATCAAACCCAGCCGTCAAGGATCGTGTGTTGGCGGCAAACAAGGCTTTCGAGAATGGGAAGCTATGGGTCAACGCGAAAGAATGCCCCACGCTGGCACGCTGCCTTGAACAGCAGGCCTATGATGACAACGGGGAGCCGGATAAAACAACCGGCTTTGACCACATGAACGAGGCATTTTCTTATTTTGTCGCTTATGAAATGCCGATCATTCGGCCAATGAGCAGATTGAAAATCGTCGGAATATAAGGAGAAAACATGGCTTCACAGGTAAAGACCCAAAACAGCACAAAACACTTGACTTTTCGGGTGGTTAAGGTAGAATAGAAACATGAAAACATCGGGTATTTATTCCATTACAAACACGACCAACGGCAAACGATACGTCGGGTCATCTGGCAATATCGAAAAACGATTCAGAAGTCACAAAAGGCTGTTGTCGAAAGGCAAACATCCCAACATTCACCTTCAGCGGACATGGGTCAGGGACGGCGAGCAGGCTTTCACTTTTTCTATTATCGAACTGTGCGAACCTGTTGACTTAATCGCAAAAGAACAGGCCCATATTGATATAAGAGCTGATTACAACATCATCCCTAAAGCCTACGACCCGCCTACCTTCAGGGGCTTGTCGCATTCACCAGAGACGCGAGCAAAAATGAGCGCAGCCCAGACGGGCGAAAAGCACGCCATGTACGGGAAACACCATACCGCAGAGGCGAAGGAGAAAATAAGGCTGGCAGGGACGGGCAAGAAATATCCATCCAGAAAACCACTATCGCCGGAAGCTCTGGCGAAAATATCAGCGGCGAATACAGGGAGAAAACATACCCCTGAAACAAGAGCGCGGATGAGCGCCGCCGCTGAAAAGCTATGGTCAGTCAGACATGAAAGCGGTGCTGTTGTTGACGTGCGAGCAGAAAAGGAAAAGAAGCGACTGAGGATTGAGGCAAAGCCCGCAAGTGATTTTACGCGTGCCGAATGGGGGAGCGCTCGGGCATATAAAGCATGGGAAACGAAACGGGCAAAGGAGAAGCTATGTCAAGTAGTGTGAAGATCCACCATCCTGAATACGATAGAGTGTCAAGCAAATGGCAACGATGCAGGGATTGTATCGCGGGCGGGGATTCTGTGAAGGCCGCCGGGGAAAAGTACCTCCCCCGCCTGAAAGAACAAGACGAAACGGAATATGCTGCATACAAGTACCGCGCAAAGTTCTTCAATGCAGGATGGCGCACGATTCAGGCGCTCACCGGGATGCTCTTTCGCCGGCCGCCGGTGGTTGAAACATCCGAGAGCGTCAATGCCCTTCTGGAAGACGTAACCATGTCCGGCGTGTCGTTTCTGACATTCGCCCAGCAGATTGCGATGGAAACCCTAACCGTGGGGCGCGTGGGGATCCTCGTTGACTACCCCTCGCAATCCACCGAAGGCATGACCGCAGCCGAAGCCGCAAAGCTGAATCTTCGCCCCGTCATGCAACGGTATGAAGCGGAAAATATCATCAACTGGAAAACCGCGTGGATCGGCAACAAAACCGTCTTGACGCTGGTTGTATTGACTGAAGATGCCGCGTTGGAAGGCAACGAGTTTGAGCATAAGACGGAAACGCGCTACAG